GAGAATTATAAGCCTCCATGTGGCAACTACTATGACCAGTAAACCCATCCAGACAGCGGATGGTCGTGCAATCAAAGGCCCGAACAGTGCAAGTGTCACCGCCCGCAATCCCGTTTCCTGTGCCAGTGTCGAAATCTTCAATCGTCAGGCCGTTCCCGTAGATCGTCAGACTCCCCGTCCCGTAACCTTGAATGCCGGAACCGGAAACCCCCGGTGTATTTGTCAATCGACACCCGTCTTGGAAATATAGCGTAACGTGTTGATTGAGATTGCCGACGCCGGAGTCGAACTTGTCGTCCTCATAATGCCCCCGCTCAATGTAGCAGGTGACAGTCGCGCCGGATGAACGGCTAATCACTTCGTCCTTGAGTTCAACCAGTGTGCCGAATGGAGAGTCGCTAGAACCGTCCCCGCTTGCCGCGCCTTGGCGCACATAAAGGTCATAGCCCGTAGGGAAAACCGCATTAACCGCCGCATCTCTAGCAGCTTCCGCTTCGGCCTGTGCCGCCTCAGCCGCCAATTTTGCCGCCGTAGCAGCCGCAACTTGATCGGCGTATTTCGCGTCTAGCGCGTCTAGCGCGGCGATCAACTCAGCATATTGATAATTACTCATGTGTTTGCCCTACCTCGGATCAGACGTGCAAATTCCGCGCCTTGTTCTTGCTCATAAGGTGTGTCTTCGGCTGTTACAAGTGTCCCGTCCGTCAGGACAAGCGAGCCGCTTTCAACACTGGTGGGCCAAGCGTCCAAATAATCGCCTGTGTCTGACACCCAACCTGTGAAACCCAAATCGAAATTCTCATTGCCATTACGCACCGCATCTTCCCGACGCCGGATCGTTATAGCCTTGATCAAATCGTTAATGTTAACAAGGTCGGTTCCGTTTTCGAGAACCGTATCACCGACAATTTCCGCCAACTGTTCTTTCGTTGTCCGCGCTAATTGCTCTGCAATTTCGCTGGCAGTAAACCCACCTACATTATCGGCTGCTGGGACACGAACAGGCGGTTGGGATGGTGGTGTTGCGGGAACACCAGAGTTCTCGATTGTACTGTCAATGAGACCAACAAAATGCCGCGCCGGATTGTCCGATGTCGTCTGACCGGACGCCACATCAGACGTGATCTGATATTCAACATCACCGCCCTCTCGACCCGGATCGTCGTAATAGATCGCGAATAAACCCTCAGCACCAGAAGGAATGTCAACCGTACCACCCGACACCGTAACGATCTTATCGCTATAGACGCGCTGATGTGCCGAAATGGTCACGGTGGCGTCACTGAGAGTGATTGTCGCCGATTGTGCCGAAGACGACCGAATACGATCAACTGCCCGAACTTCCAGATCAACCGCGTGGCGTCGGGCAAGCAAGTCCTCATCGATTGATGTCGTGGTAATTGGTGGGGGTGTTATAGCAGTCAGACCGAGTGCGCGGTCGTGCTTATCATCGTTTTCGGTCTGGAAGTTCGCGACCAGTACCTCATCGTCCACATTAGGATCGATGGTCGTGATAATCGCCTTGACATTACTCAGCCCGATCCGTGGGATATTGATCGTGACACATGTCCCTGCCGGGTAATCAATGAAGTGAGGTTTCAGCGGTAGAGAGATGCCAGCCGTTTCCCGCGTCTCCAACAGGTTATATGTCGTCAGTTCGTCCGCCTGATCAGCGCTTGTCACCAGTGGGTATTCATATTCCTCACGCGACTTTTCACCCGCCTCACCAATGCTAATCGGAGCATTCGACACAAGAGACCATTCATTCGCCGGAGATCGGAACCGAGCAATAGCTTTTGACCGATATTCACGCAGGCTGCGACCGTTCGGAACAATACATGGTCCATCACCGAGATCGTCTTCAGTGATCGTTACGACGCTGACACGCGGCTCTTGGAAGATCACCGAGATACCCGCCCCGGAAAATACCGGGACGCCGGAGCCGGACGCCATGATAGCTTTCAGGTTCGTGAATTTCTCATTCTTCTCGCCGCGTTCGTAAATGATCCCGTTGACGGTCCAGCCGTTCAGATCACAGGTCGTAGCCCATCGCGCAAAGGCCGGGATATCGATATAGTCCGGTGTCAGGCCGATCCCGATCAGCATGTAATCGATATTGCCTTCCTGACCGTGCTTATAGCGACCGATCAGATACGTCAGGGCATGAAGGGCGACATTCCGAGAATAGGTCCATGTCGTCTCATCATCGATCCTGTGCGATCCGCTACCGCCGCGTGTGCTGTCCAGCCTCGGATCATAAACCTTGACGCCAGACGCCACCACACCGAACGATGGGACGCCGCCAGACCATTTATTATCGTCTGGATCACCATCCCACCACAGATTGACCATGATCGCGGCCAGACCACTCAATTTCGCGGTCGAGCCCCATCCGGGAATGGGCAATCCGTCAACGTCTTCCAGAACCGAATGGAGACGTGTCGTTTCCGGTTGATTACCGACCTGAGCGTCCCAATCGAACCATTTACCGAAAGCAGTCGCTCCACCCTGACCGGGACTACCCATGAGATAGTCATAGTCAGAATAGATCGCACCGACACTTTGGATCGGACCCGCACACGACAAAACCATAACATCGGATCGGTAAGGGTTCGGCGCATCGTCACGCGTCCGCCCGTACACCTCCTTGAAGATCAGCGATCCTTCTGTGTACGACTGACCCATCAGGTAAGGCATCGGCCCTTCCTGTTCGATCACGATCTTCCCCATTGATCCGCTAATCGGTGGTGGTTTCGTCAGCAGAGACGACCCGACCGCTGCGGTAATTGCGATCGCAGTCGTGATCTTTGCAATCTTACTGGCGGTCGCGATCAGAGCCGGGTTCCCTGTCACAACACCCGCAACGAAACTGGCCGCAGCGGTGACGACACCTGCGATCGTAGCAACAGTCCTCAAAATTTTAGCCACGCCATGCTCCTATCGCTTCGGAAAGAATACAAACTTTAGGACATTCGCTATCCTGATGGAACCCAAATATGAAATGTCCAGCCTTAACGCCGAGTGCATCCAGACCGTCACTGTCACCAGCGAGCAACACGAAATCACCATTGATGGTCGAGTTGACCGGGATGCGTTCGAACACACTATCCATGAGTTCTTCAAGCGTGTCAAAACCCATTTCCTTCAGCCGACGCAGAGCCCCGGTCGGTGTCGAATATGGCTTCAATTCGGGAATGTCGTCAGCACGACCTAACTGCCCGGCATGGTAAATCACGATCGAAACACAATCACTCTTTCCCCATTCAAAAGGACGATCTGAAAACTCCGCCATAGTCGCTTCGGTCGCGATCCGCCTTTGTGTCAGAAAACCACTCATCGCTTGACACCCCACGCCACTCGACGCTCGACACCAGTCGCACCATTCAATCCTGTCTCACCCGGCCACAGGAACGTGTGAAACGCGTTTGACAGGCGATTACCACGGTGATGTTCAAATATGATTTCGAGATCATCGACGCAGAGAATATCGACATGAAGTCCGTCACGACCATCCCTCAGAGTGGACATGTCGTACACACCATCGAATAGTTTCGATGAATGAATGACCACCCCTGTCGTTCGATTGATTTCAACCTTATGGCAACTCACCGTCCGTAGCTGGTTCGCCGCATTTGCGATCTCCGAACGCTTCGTGTCGGATGCTGGTGCAACGACCATCTGGAAGACTGGTGCTTCGCTTCCGATCTCTGAGCCGGGTACATCCATTGTCACGATTGAACACGTTCCGCCACCATCCGAGGAAAAAACCTGTTCACCATAGCCATTACCGGGATCGAACAGGAACGATCCGCCTTTAGACAGGAAGACAGGTCCAGACGCTAGGTCCAGAACAACCGCATAGCTGATCGTTATCATGTCGCCCTGATAAGGCACTATCGGATTTCCTCGATCTGGAAGTTGAGACGGGTCATGTTTGCCACCGCGTATCGCCATTCGGCACGACTATTCGCATCACCGACGACAATGCCTTCGATGATTGGGGCAGAGACACGACATTCCGAACCATCCGGTGTGTCAACGCGAAGGGGTGGTTCGATGATGATGTCCACAGGGTCGCCGTTTGTCGCCGTGCCGCCCGAAACAGCCGTGTATAGGAAACTATTCCCATCGACTTCAATCGAGATCATCTGACCATCTTTGATCGTGTACCCGGATGTCAGGCCGGAAATCTGAATTTGAGTTCCGAAGCGATTGCCGCCTGATGTGACCGGATCACCATCATTGGGATCATTCACACCCTGCGTCGGCCACGGCACACGCAAGCCCTGACCGCATCCGAGTAGTAATGCGGCCTGAGCCCTACGTCCCTTATCACCATGCTTCAGAGGCGGCAGGTAAAATGTCGCCAGATGTCGGTTCCCGGCGCGCTCGATATGCTGCGAGGCTCCGCCACCAGACGGACGTTCCGTCCTGCCGAAATCGAGCATACGAACATCGACACCTTCGAAATCAATATCGCTAGGCCAGTCCTGCATAGCTTATCCCATTCGCTGACGATCCGACATGGCCTGACGACCATATGCCGAGCCAACAGCGCCTTCCGATTGCACCTGTGAAATATCCGCAGCAACGTTTGTCGAAACCTTCGCGACACGGTTCTCGAACATTTCACCAGCGCTTGTGACAAGCTGGATTTCGATCTTCTGACGACCGCCGCCGACCGCCCGCATCGGCTTCGTATGGTCGATGACCGTTTCGTTCGGGTGGACGACCGCAAGCGATCCGCCTTTACCATCTAGTCCGCCGATACGAACGCCACGACCCGTATGCCCGCCACCATCGAATGAAGGAAGCCAACCACCGATCGATTTCGAAATGCTTCCACCAATTCTATCAAATAGCGGATTGAGCATGACCTCAAGCATCTTGTCGATAATGGTGTCGAGAATATTTCCCATCACATCCTTCAGTGACTTCGTGCCTTTCACCAGACCCTTGAACCCAGCCATGAGGCTGTCAGAAATCGCTTCGCCCATTTCTTTGATCTTATCGATCCCTTCCTTCGTCTTTGTCACCATAGCGTCCACTGGTTTAAGATCGATATCCGGCAATTCAATGACAGGCATCCCTGCCAGCGATCCGATCAATTCGCGAATGCGCTGAACTGACGATCGTGTCGCACCCTCAGCCGAAATAATCGAATTGATGAAATCAGTCGTGTTCAGGCTGCGAAGTGACGGGTCGAGTTTCTTGATGTCCTCGATCTGCTGAATAAACGGACGAAGCAATTCCTGTATTCTGAGTGTCGAGGCTTCAGTCTGCGCAAAGAATTTCTCAGGATCGACTTTAAGCAAGTCAGACGACATGATATTCGAAAGGTTAGCAATCTCGGATCGAATTTCCGGCGCGGCAGATTTCAACGACGACCGGACGACCTCGATCCCCTCGACAACCTTATCCATCTTCGGCGCGGGAAGATCGCTAAACTGACGAATGTCTCCAATGATCTTATTGATTTGGCGATCGATCTGGTTGTCAGAGATTACAGAACTCATCGTAGCAATCGCATTCTGGAATGATTGCTTCATCCGGTTCATTTGTTTGATCACGCTGTCAATGTCGTCATCTGTTTTCTTGTCGCCCTTGCCGAGCAAGTTCCGAATATCGAACTGACCGCCCGTGTTCGCCATGAGTTTGCGCAACCGATCAAGCGCCGGAAGCGCAACATTATCGATCGCGTCGGCCTGAGCCTTAATCGCCGTTGAGGATGACAAAGCCGCATTCGCATCCGACATCAGCCTGTCGCTGATCGATCCGGCCAGTTTTGTTTTTTCAAGGCTGTTCGCAAACGCCTCGCTAACGATCGTTCCGATATTCGCTCCGATGTTTGAAGCGGCCTTGAAGTTGCCTTGCTGTGCCATGAGCATCATAGCACCAAGCGCATTGAAACCTGCCTTCGCTCCGTCAACCACACCGAGAATGGTCGCAAGGGTCTTCTCAGCCCATTCTCCCAAACCATCTGTCATTCCGGCCAGCATGAAAAGCCATTGCGCTTTCATCATCTGAAACTTGGCCTGAGTAAGCATGATCATTTTCTGGATTTTAGCCGGGATCAGAACACCGAAAACCTCGCCTGCTACAGAGCCGAGTAACCGCACGGCTTCACCGAACGATCCGATCTCTTGAACAAGCGTGTAGAACCGTTCGATCAGAAACGCGAGCCCGGTGAAGATTGCCACAGGGAGTAGTTTCATGAGCAGTTTTTGCGTGACCATCAGCGCTTTATTGAAAGCGTTCGTGGCGAGTGTCGTAATGAAGAATTGAGCGGCCAGACGCTTACCACCAAGAGCGGCGATCATTTGGGCGCGAGCATAAACTTGCGTCACACCGATCAGCTTCAGGAATGCCGGAATTTTCTTCGCCATGATGTAACCGACGATCAGCGTCATCCCGATCAGAAGCGTATCGAGATTATTCACAATGAAGTTGATCGAATTGAACGCCGTATTCTTCAGACTGTCCAGCCCGGCTTGGAACGCCATGACACTTTCCTCAGCGACCCCGAAGACTTCAGCGACATCGGCAAACGACTTGCCGGATTTCACCATGACAAGCGTAAACGTACCGAGCAATGTGATTACAGCGGCGAGAATACCACCCCATGCGCCGAACATCTGGACGACCTGCGGGACGTTTTGTGTGAGGGATAGAAGCGCCGACTGACCACCTGCGATCTGGACGCCAAGGTCAGACACCTGCATACCGACCTGTTGGACGATGCGTCGGTTCGCATTCATCCCTTTCATGAAGGATCGGTTTGTCGAACTAACCGTCTTCTGAGCCTTAGAAATCCCCTGCAAACCGCGAGTGTAGGATTTCATCGCGGGACCACCCTTATTGGTGGCCCCAAGTCGTAGATTTACACCTTTCATTGCCATTGTTATTTTTCCTCTCGGATCAAATGGAGATAGGCAATGTGTTCATTCACCTTATCGTACGGCCAGTGCCAGACTTCATCGACATCCAGCCCGAACTCATAGGCAATATGAAAACAGGCTAGTCGGTCTTTGTCGTCTCGGAGTTTCCCACTTGCTTCTCGAAATCGTGGTCCTCATCGAAATCGTCTGCAAACAGGGCGGAAAAAATCTCTGCAATCAGGGATGCTTTCCAGTTCCGCATATGGACACCATGCTTGGATAGAATGAAGACTTTGTTCTCATCCTCATCCACCGCCTTCCGGCAGATGATGTCCACCATTGCGGCAGGTTCCGGTTGCGTCATGAAGTCCGGGAACTTGCGACGAACCGCAGCGACATCGGCAGGTGAAAGAGGACGCGAATAAAGCGTGACTTCCTCTTTACCATCAGCCGGACCGAGTTGACCCGTCCACTGTCGAAGTTCATAAGAATTGGCTTCACCCTGAACAAGACTATCAATGTTCATGCGATTGTCGGTTCAGTGACCGCCCCATCATTACGAACATTGTAGTTGGTTTTCACCAGATCACCAACCGATGTCGATGTGCCTTTCGACGTGATCAGGAACGTCCCGTTAACGCTCTTATTCCCGGTCGTGTTCGACGTGGGGTAAAGAATTAGAGCGACCTTTTCACCGACCACCAGTGCGGATTGACCTGCGTCTGCCGGGTCAGTCAGAACCGAAATCGATCCGGTCACTGTGACCTGACCACCCTCGACACCCGTAAAGTCACTACTCATGACATTGGCGTCCATTTCGTTCGTGGTAAATTCAAGATCGAAACTCTCGATCTCGCCCACATCTTCGGTCGCGGCTTCAATCGCCCCGTCCTTACCTTTGTACCGTGCCATTTGATTGCTCCTAACTTACGGTTGCTTCAGGGTCCGTCCTGTCGATACGGTATTCCAGATCAAAGCGCAATACCAGTGCGCCAAGAATGTTTCCGCCTTCAGGACCACTCAAAAATTGCGCTTGTATCTGTTCTGGCGGTTCCTCTAAAAGCGAAGACCAATCCCCTTGATTAAATGCGTTAATGATCCGCACCTCATCCTGATCAAGCAAGTCATCAAGTTCTTCCTCGGAGCCCGACCGCTGTATTCTTATCTGAAGACTTGCGATCCGAACCCGGTAGTCATTCATCGTTTCTTCCTCACGCGTCTGATCGTTGTTAAACGCCATGTCCACGAGGACGCTATCGGAGCGGTGATTGATCGCCGACTTGCGGCTACTGAAAACCCGGTAATTGTCCGGCAGGTTTTCTTCGAGGATCGACTTAGCAAGCGTCCTGATCTGTGTTCTGACATGCGCCATTATTCGTTCTCCCGCGTCAGGAATATCTCGATCATTCCTGTCCCGTCATTCTTCCAATTCTTGACCGTAAAACTCTCTCCACGGATCGTCACAGGGTCATCGGTCCTGATCCCTGTGAAATCGTCTGTGCGTCCCGTCAGCGTCGGCTGCGGTACGATCTCGCCGACACCTTCACCCATGCTGACCTCGACATCCTCATCATCAAAAATGACATTCTCCACAACGACGCCATTCCAGAGGACGGTTTCTGTCTCACCGAAGTCCTTACCGTCAAAGAACAGTCCGAGATCATCGTTTATGAATGAAGCGGGCATGGGATCACCTCTTATAAAAAAACCGTCCCGCCGTTAAGCGAGACGGTCCACCAACGCGCCAAGCGTATTCGTGTTTATTTCTTCGATCCGGGCATCCCGGATTTCTCATCCGTCTTGTCCGTCTTGGTAGCCTTCGGCTTGCCGACTGGCTTGTCGGTTTCCTTGGCACGAGCCGGGTCCATATAGACAAGGTTCTGCCACTGCGCATTGTTCTGGAAGGCTTTCTTGGAAACGACCTCGCCTTTGAGAACGGGTTTCCCCTTCAGAAGAAACTGAACTTCCGCTTCAATGTTCGGCAGCTTGGGATCGTTAAACTGATCTTTCGCCATGATATATTCCTTTATTCGGATTTGTAGATAAAGACGACCCCGTTAGGGATCGTCTAATTGATTAGGCTTGACTTTCCTGACCGAGAACGAACGATCCGACACGTGTCACGCAGAAGTCAACGGTCTGGATAGAACGAAGACGGACGCCGCCAGACAGGAACAGGGCTTCTGTCGAACGATCCAGTTGTAGACCACCCCACATACCCATAATCATGTCCTCGAACACGCCGGAAACGAGATCACCCTGAGAAATCTGGTTCGATTTCAGGAAACTCTCACCGAACTCATCGGACAGGAAGCGGGCAACATTGCCACCTGCGAGGACAGGTGTCTTACGCATGTGACCATACATCTGCGAGTTACCCAAGTGAGTAACGTCACCAGCCCGGTTCGTCAGATCAACGAGAACTTCCATGTCGATGATCTCATTACGGGTCGGCTGGTTCTCAGTCGCAAACGTAACAGACCCGATACCAGTCGTGTTGACCAGACCCTCAGGAATACCGTCCGCACCAGAACCGTAAACACCCGCATAATCGATTGCGATACGATGTGCCTCGATCAACTGAGCCCGAATGTAGGCTTCAATCGCGATCGTGGATTGCTGAAGCATACGACGCGTAACGTCCGTATAGGCCGCAACATCCTTCGGCGACATCGTAACCTTACGGAAGGTCGGAACACTTTCCGCAGCATTCGCGCCTTCAGACGCCAACCATGCCGCAGCGATGTTCTGATCACCACCGGGAATTTCGATGTCACTCGAAAGCCCTTCCATAACCGTCACACCAGCCCGCAAAAGAGACGACTGATTGCGAAGGTTATCGATAAACCGATCCGCAAGGTGATCGGTCGTCAGGATGTTGGCGTTCGATCCAGTCGCAACCGCAGCACGGCTCATCTGGCGAACTTCACCCATGACCTTCTGACTGTTGCGACCGTAATCGACACCATCGACAACGAAACGACCCCAACTGTTCATCAGATCGGTAGGAAGGGCAAAACCTTGAACTTCAACATCAAGGCGTTCCGCAGCGGCAGCAGCCGCTTCGAGTTCGAACTCAGCACCACGATATTCGGGGTTCTGAAGACGACGCGCCAGATTGAGAATTGAGAACGATTGACGCTCATTCTCGGTCAGACCGATGTCATTGTTTACAAGCGGCGTTCCTTCAGGAAGTTTCGCTGCGACGATGCCTTTGAACAATGCGAGCGATGGGTTTTCACCACGCTTGACCGCACCTTCAATAAACGAACGACCGAGATCGGCACAGTTATGCGTTTGGGCAAGTGCTGTGATCTCATTGATAGATGAGGTCATTGCTTCCGCACGTTCCTCATCGGTTTGTTGCTCCGGCTCCGCACCGGGCATGGTTTTAGCAGTCATGATTTTCCTCTCTGCTGTTCTCCCGATGCCAACCGTGGCATCTGCCGGAAGTGGTACGAATGATGCCTCTTTTGGCATCCATCGAGTAGCGGTCAGTGTGTCCGCCTTTTCATCGATTTCGTATTTCATGATCTCATAACCGACCGAGACGTTGCGGATAATACCATCACGCACATCAGCCATGACCTCTTGTGCATGGGCTCGATTTGAGAATTTAACTGTGACGTAAAGTCGTTTGTCGCGAAGTTCCGCGTTCGAAACGACACCGACCACATTGTTCAGTTCGCGCCGCTTATGTGTGTCCAGAGCGGGTGCGTTCCCGCTCTTAATGAACGACATATCCACAGCGGAAGGATCATGAGACAGGATTTCGTCCAGTTCACCATGTTCCCAATAATAGCGACGATAGGGTTCCTCGGATGAAAGCGGGAACGTCACCGTTCCGTCTTTATTCATGATCGCATCATTACGACCCATCATGTAACCGTCTTCGCGAGACAGTTCCTTCATCGCGTCCAGACGGATTTGATCGTTTTCAGTCATCTTCATCATCCGAGTTGTTATTCGGCTTAGTTTCGTTGACCGCGTTACTGGTATTGTATTCCAAGGTCAACCCTAGTTTCGCCGCCGCTTTTTCTTCCATAGCGATTTCTTCCAGATGATCGTAAAGATCGATCCCGCGAGCCGCCAGAACGCGTGTCAATGAAGTCTGTTTCGTTCTCAGCGCCTCTGAATTGGCCTTCACTTCCTTCTGCGGATCGACCCAATCCCAACCGCGAGGTCGGAAACGAGCCGCACCGACAATCGCGTCAAAACGCGTCGGCGGAATGTTGCTGTCAGGGCTCAAAATACGGTAACTGAGCCATGACCGGAACGTCTCTTGCATCAGAGAACGAACCATCCACATTTGCAGCGTTTTGTAATAATCGCGGTCTTCGCCGATCACCGTCCGACCCGCACTGTAAGAGATGCCTGCGGTTTCCATCCCATGAGACATCACAGACAGGTTGATACCCATCGAAACGTCTTTCTTGATCTGACCTTCAAACTGACCATAATCGGTCTGCGAACCACCCGGATCGAACTGTTTGAACTCGATACCTTCTGGCAATTCCTTCAGTGTTCCCGGTGTAACCGACATATCGAGTGAATTGTCCGAGTTCGCCTCGATCATATTTCCGTCTTCATCGATGTCGCCGAGTTCGGCGATCCCGCGTGTCGTCGGCTTCATCTTCTGGAAGAAACCCATGACTGCGGATCGCAGACGACGACCGACCGTCTCCGCCTCACGATAACCGTCAAGCATCTTGATCGAATTGATCACCGTGACTGTCGGCGGCTCGCCACGCGTCTGACCGGGACGATCACGTTCGTAGAAGTGGATCACACGATCAGCTTCTACACGACGATAACGACGCTGGAAGTCCTGTGAGTACCACGAACTGTCGCCGGGATGTCGCGTTAGGAAGTGATAAGCAACGGGTGATCCGTCTTCACGGATTTCCACGCCCATGCGGATTTCGTTCCCGGTCATCGTAAAGATCGTGTTCAGCGTCTCATCCAGAAAGTCAGCCTCAATCGGGTTAATCGCGAACCGATCCTTATATCGGGAGTTAGTGACCTTTTCCCAAATGACCTCACCGTCTCGACCGTAAACACCAATCGCCTGCTTTTGCAGATCGGCCATTGTCATTTTACCGCATGTCGTCGGTGTTTTCGACCATTCGGCGAAATCCTTCTCGACACGTTTGTTCAACTGTTCGTCCAGATCACCATCCAGTTTACGGACGCGAGACTGGAAGATGAAGCCCGTTTCACCAACGACATTCGTCTTGATGAGGTTGATGTAACGACGCATTGAGGATGAGTTGCGATACAGCCAACGAGACTTTGCGCGAACTTTTGCCAACCCGCCACGAAGTTCGTAATCTGCCGATCCGCGTGATGTCCTGAAGTCACCATAACGAGCCGTACTGTCCGCAGCCGAATATCCGCGTGTGCTTACGCTCCGCGTTGATTTCTTAGGTTCATAAGTAAACGCCTCAAACGTACGAGACGGTTCATTTGCGATCGTGTAGGCGATCAGCCCCAATCGTTGCTTGAAACTAAGTCCCATCGGTAAACCTCACGCGAAGTGTGTTCGGAGTACGAGCAGATCGGCCTGATGTCGAGCCACCAGTCGCCCGTATCTCCGAACGGTAGTAATCGCGCCAGTATGTCAGTTCCTCGACGGTCATGCGCGTAATTGACCGAGACTTGATCGAATAGCTGGAAACGTCATGATCTGCGCGACCTTCCAGAATGCTTTCAATCTTACTGAGCATAACTTCAGCATGTGTTCGGCGATCAGCACTACTCGGAAAAATAGTGATCAGACCTGTCTGAAGCGTAACTCGGTTCGTGCCTGAAATAAGTACCAGATCGTAACGGTGTTGAATTTCAGCATGAATGGCGTGACCATCCTCACCCCATTGCGTTGACGTGTCGCTATCGACCTCAAACGTCCAGTATTCGACGCCATCAATCGTCTGTGCCGCACCCGTAATCACGATTGGATCGACATTTGTCGAACCGATCCGATGCAATTCGTATTGCATGGAGAACGATTGATCATCGTATGTATAGGGTAGTTTCCATCCGTAAAACTGCCCTATAATCATGTAATCAGGCTCGGTGGTCGGAAAATTCGACGCGTCGAACGGGCTAAGATCAGACATCAATCTTCCTTCCAATCATGAGCCCAATTCGACTGTTTGCTGCTGGGCTTCGGCTTGCGTTTCGGTTGCGGGTTATCACGCAGTCGCGCCTGACGCAACAGACGACGACGCAGAGACTTTAGATCGGCACCTGTCATTTCCAGAGCCGCAGTGTTATAAACGCGAAGGTCGAATGCCTCATTCCGTTTTCTGATCTGTTTCCACTCCCGACGCTTCCGTCCGCGTGAGAACACGACCTTCAATTCCTCAGCGGTCAACTGTCGAAAGTAGTTATCATCATATCGCATCGGGAATGCACAATAACCGGGTTTGTCAGGATCACCCACTTTCAACCGTTGGGTGACAAGTTCTTTGATGTTATCAACACCGAGCGGGAAGACACGCGCATCATTTAGCGTGTTCGTCAGCGGCTTACCGACTGTCGGCTTACCCCAACCGGGCATCCCCTTGATCGCAACGACACGCGGTCTGAACTCACAGAAATTATAGACCGTCTGCGTGTAACCACCACCACTATCGACACAGGACGACCGGATCGCCATTTCACCGAACCGAGGGTGGATAAATGTGCGTTTCAATACACGACCGAGCGCATTCCAAGGTTCCTCGGTCGATAGGTCGCCATAGATCGCCTGATAATCGAGTGACCATGATTGTTCATCCTCACCCCACCCAAGGATTTCATATTCGAGACGATCACCCTGAACGTCAGCCGCAGCGGTAATCATGACCACACCATCGGGGATGTTATCGGTCGTGTTATAATCGGCGCGCTGATCCTTCAGGTCGGACCATTGCAATCGCTCACCCTTGTCTTCCCATGTTTCGCCAAGGAACGTGTTTACCCAAGTCTTATGTTCTGCCGGATCATCCTTGCTTTCCAGAAAGTCTCTGACACCATCGGCCAGAGGCGCGAACAGACTGTGAAGCTGCGAAAGGCAATAGCTGACATGACCATTAAACGGCTTATCAGCAATCCATTTTGCGCCACCTTCCTCTGACAGAGCGATCTTACGATCCCGCTCATCCCATACACAACCATTATGCTCACAAATGTACCGGGCGGTTTCTGGATCATGATTACCCTCATCATCCGTTTCCCAATGGACATTCGCCCATTTCATTTTCTGAAGTTCGCCGCAGTGAGGACACTTTGCGTGGTAATGACGCTGATCCCCGTTCAAAAATTCCCGTTCGATCCGCGATCCGGTCTTCTCAGTCGGGTTATATTTATCGCCGGGTGTGGAAACGTATAGTAGGACACGGTTCCAGAATGTTGTTGTCCGTTTCTTTGCCAGACGGAGTGGATCACCTTCTGTACCAGCCGACGCTTCGAAACGATCGACCTCATCAGCAACCATAACACGGATCGGACGCGAAGCGAGCCCGGACGGTGAATTCGAACCGACCATCGCAATAAGACCACCGGGAAATTTTTTAGTCGCAATAGTATTTCCACTGTCACGCGTTCGGGCATTGGCGATCTTACCCGCCAGAACAGGTGTCTCCCGGACCATCGGCGCGAGACGTTCTTTCGAGAACATCTTCATACTGTCGAGCGTTGGCGAAATGTGAAGAATTGTCGAAGGATCGATATGGACGTGATAACCGATGACGTTTTCGATAAAAGTCGATTTACCGACCTGTGCTGAAGTCATCATTGAAATTGATTTCACACCAGCCTTACCGACCATCTGGTGCGGCTCACGCATGTAAGGTGTCATTTCGAAGCTGAAGTCACCCGGTCGAGCCGATGTGTCTTCTGCGATCTTACGATACCGTTCTGCCCATTCATCACAAGCGATGTCTGGCGGTGGACGGAACGCTTCGAATACCTGTTCGACTAGATCATCCGCACTAGCGAACGGATAGTCCAGTTCATCATATCCGAACGACTGAACACCCATCAGAAATCTTCGTCCTCATCCTCATCATCATCGTTCGTGATCGCGTCTTCGACCTTCGATCTGGATAACGCGTTCAACGCGACCTTAATCTGACGACGCAAATATTCTTCGACTTCCGTCACATCGTTCATAGTGGAAAGATCGAGTGCAAGTTGTGACGGAAGGCCGAGTAGTCGCGATCGAGCGACCGATACGGCACTAACCATCTTCAATAACACTTCGTCCGCCAGCACATAATCACCTGCCATTGCGGACACTTCGATTTGTAATTTGTCCGCCCTGATCCGTTTGTATCGTGTCTCTTGATCTTCACGCGGGGGTGCGGGTGTGGATGGTTTGACACCGGGCATCAGCTTCTGGGTCTTGGGACGCAATTCTTCCAGTTGACGTTCGATGTCTTCCAACGCCTTTTCATTGAACCGACTGAGGTCAGGTGTCTTTTGCACACCCCCTTTTCCGGCACGATAGATTTGATGTTCCTTCATCCAATGCGCTAAAGCCTTGAATGGATAGAGTTTATCGATCTCATTGTACGGTGGTGGATGATCCTGACCACGCGCCTTGGTTAGCGATTGTTTACTGAGCCCCGTCATTTCAGACGCGAGTTCGTGCGACAAATGCCACACCCCATCGACGCGGGTTAGTCCCGCCGCTTTTGCACCTGCCTGTCTTCTCATATGCGCCTACTACATATTGCGATCGCAAAACGCAATCCTGCCCAGTTCGACCTTATTTTGCGATGAAAAAATGAAATGCGATACAGTCTTGTGTAATTATAGGACAAAAATCCTATATCTAGCAAATTATCGGGTCTTCCCCT